GATGTCGTTTTATTATGATTTAAATACCGATTAATTACTCTTTAAACAGCCACCTTGCTGTTGTAAATACCATTTTCCACACAACTAGCCCGTCACTTCTCGGCTCTTGGTCGCGTTGAATGCATTCTAATTCTTCAAAATCTGACGGTGCAAATCCTTGCAGTGCATTGTACTGGGCATCGGATTGTGTTGTCCATGCCAATGATCGGTTTAGCACCGTTTCGGGCGTGTCGGCAGCTGTACGGCTGCCAGTAGCATCAAATGCCAAGCGAATGGTAATTGTGGCGTTCTCGCGCTGGTCACCACCTTCTGATACGTCCGAAGGCTTGAAACTAAAGCGAACTAATGAACAAGGATATGCCAAAGCCTTACGACTCTCTGATGTATCTAATTGCCCACTATCAAAATCTATCCATTTGGAACCGGTATTCTTTAGTGGCGTAATTAACGCCATATATAAGTCTTTCATTTTTCAATTATGTTTTTAAGTTCTTTCACGAATTTAGCTCTTATGTTTGCTTCCAGTACCGCCGACCGTCCTATGAACGGTCTAGCTTTCATTGTAAATGATTTCTTGCCAAATATCTTAGCCGTTTCGCCAAATTGGTGAACCGATGCATAAGGCTTATCATTCCGAATAGTTACGCGATCCGCTTTCTTTACGTAATGGATTGCATTTTTAAGCTCCATTGTTTCACCGCTCAAAATCTTATCTTTTGCACGTGTAGGTGAAAAGTTAGTTGTTCCGGGCTTCTTTGTCTTTTTATCTTTTTTAGTGCCATTTACTTCTACAGCCTTTTTATTTGGGTTCTGACTATTAGCACCCAAAGAGAAACCATACCACTCACTAGTACTATCACGTCGCTTTACATTATCCCACTTTTTTAGTGATTTATCAGTGAAGCCCTCATTTACAAACGACTCATTGTAATGGTTGACGGCTTCCGTTCCAATTATATCGGGAACATCTTCAAGCTTAAACCGCTCAATTTCGGCCATTCGCTCACGCACACGCTGTTTTGCTTCCTCAGGAGTCATTACACTACTTTTATTCCGTTTAACTTCAAATAATACAGCGTTTCGTCTATCCGGTCAAGTCGGCGACAAAATGAAGTATTCGTTCGGATGTCCTCCTGAATAGCTAACATTCGACTCATTACGTCGACCGCATTTTTATTCGTGGCCAATATGGCAACAATATTCAAGCGCATAGCGATAATCTGACCTGTAAGAGCCGTGCCGGTTTCTTCAGTCATTTTTGCCGTATCACCTTTAATACCGGTTTGAGCAGTAGTGTCACCCGTAAATAGGTTACTATACTTTCCCAATTGTTCATAATAAAGCTTTCCGGCATCCTGTATCTTCTTTTCGAAAGATGACTGTTCTGTTGATGTCAACTCGCCGTTACTTTCCATATCTGCCGCCAATTGCTCTACGGCTTTTTGCATGGGTTTTTCGAGAAACTGTAATTTTAAAGCATGTGATACTGCATTCTTAATTACATCATTCACCACATTACCCATTGCCACTGCGGCATCCTCACCGTTAGAAAATGCAGTAACAAGCGCATCGCCAAGCTGAGAGGCTAAGTCCTTTGCATTTGTTTGTGCCAATCCCTCAACAATGGCATCAGCAGTATCGGATATCTCATTTTTAAGTGCTTCAATCTCCGCCTTACGGTCGGCAATGGCATCCTGATTCTGTTTTTTCTTTTTCTTTCGATATTCCTGTGCAAGCCATGCCTCATTAGCACGTATCTGCGCCTGTAGGTTTTGAATGGATTCGCGTTGATCCTTATAAACATCAGTACCAAGTGCATCCTCTACGGCTTTCTGTAGGCGTTTATAAGCCGCTGTCAAGTCGTTTAAGTTGGCTTCAATCGCCTTTTGTTTCTTTGCAATATCCTTACTTTTCCTATCAAAAAGAGAGAATGCGCTTGTAAGTAATCCTACTGACCCAGTGATGATGTCAATTGGGTTACCCGTTGCAATTCCTTTGGCAAGAGTAGCCGCCCCCGATACCATACCAATTACATCCTGAGCATCTTTCTTTTCCTGCTCGTTGAGTAATCCAAGCTGATCCAATCCGCCAACTACCGACGTCAATATTCCTTGAACACCATCAAGAGCCGCTCCGGCAGCTCCTGCCATAGAAGCGGTAGCCTTTGCTGCTTCATCCTCCAATTTTGCTAAATCCTCTTTTGAAGTTTTAGTGTCAAGTTTACCGGCTTTAAGAGCTGCTCCCGCTTTTGTATTACCGGTAATAGATGCCCCAAGTTGGGAAAAAGGATTGTTCTTTATTTTATCACCGGCAACGGTTTTTTGAGCTGAATTAATATCAGCAAGCATCTTCTTAGCCGTTTCGGATGACAATTTACCGGCTGCCTGTTCGGCAAGTATGCGAGCCTTAATGTCGGCAATAAGCTTTTCAGTTGTTTCTTTCGAAGCTTGCAACTTATCGTTAGTAGCCAGTTTGTACAAATCAGTTTCTTGGATAAGTCCGGCTGTTACTTCACTAATCTTTTTATCGCGTTCGGCAGTAGCATTGGCTACGGCATCGGTCAGACCTTTATCTTTTAAATCTTTGATTTTTTTATCATATTCAGCTTCAATTTTTACACGTTCATTGGCAAATGACATAGCCAGTGTAGTAAGTTCTTCACCCCATTTTTTTGTTGCTTCTTGTCGTTTAGCTGCATAAGCATTGTCAAGTGCCAGGCTTGCATCTGCTATCTCTTTTGCCTTAGATGGGTCAATGGTAGCTACAGAAGCACTTATGTTGGCAGAATCGGTTGATAGAGGTTTAAAACCTTTCTCACCCTTGTGATTCTTATTATATGCCGTTACAATAGCAATCTCTTTTTCCTCTATTTTTTGAACTTCCAATTGTTTTTCAAGATCAATAGCATCAAGGCGTTTTTTCAAACTATCAGTTTGTTGGTCAATTAGAAGTTTTGACGTTTGAGACTCAATGTCAAGCAACATTTTTTGTAATTCTTTTTCGGCATCATATGCTTCTTTTATAGGTTTATCTTTAGTTTCAGTATTTTTTGAAGAAAAATCATTTAGATTAACTCCAGTAAGCAGTTTTTCGATTTCTTTATTTCCTAAATTAATGAGTTTACCTGACTTTCTTTGTTGAGCAATATATTTCACAAAAAATGCACCGCTCTTATCATTTGTAATTTTATCCATATTTCGCCAAAAATCTGAATAAACCCCCTCAAATTCTTTTGAACCTAATTTTAATTTATCAGAATCAATGTAGTCGAATAAATTACCCATTGGCTTTACTCCTGCAATTAAATCACCGGTTATCTTATTCAGCTGTTCGCTAGATGCACCATATTTTTGCATTATGCCTAAAACGTTATCCAATGCAGCCTCATACGGCTTTACAGTTGATTTTTTATAGCCCGAAAGAGCTGTATCAGCCTCTTGTTTTTTTAATGTTGCTTGTGCAGATTTTTCAATTAACGAGTTAGCCGCTTGAATCTTTATCGCTGCATCAATTGCAGCCTTAGACATAGCCGGATAAGCATTTTTTACCTGTTCAATTGTTTTTAAATGCGTATTGAATGTTTTATTAAAGTCATTAATTATTTGCTTGGCATTAGCCGAATTATCACCATACTTCTTTATTTCTATTCCAATTTTAGTAATATCTTGTATCTTTTTTGATGCCGATCCCGAAAAGTCAGAAAACACTTTATTAAGTGCTTTCTGACTCTCAGCAGTCTTATCAATTTCATTTTTCCCAGTTACTAATTTTTCGATGTACGATATAAAATCCTTACCATACATTGTCAATAAAGTAATACCAACCATCATAATAGACTGCCATGATACCATACTTGAAAGCAATTGTTTCCATACTGGAGTCGTTGATGCACCTGATGCTTTTAGTGCCTCATTTTCATATCTAGCTCTCTTAATATTGTCGGCCAAAATCGGTAAATTATTGCTTATCCCTAAGAAAAAAGTACTCATGCTCACTGATGCCGCAGGAAGCTCTCTGACAACCTGCTGAACGGAATAATTTAGCGAATTATACCCAACAGCAGCCTTACCAACATTAGATGCATCAACGGAATCTACAGGAGCTATTTTTGTTTTACTAAGTCCAGAAAGTTCAGCTTTCAGTTGTTTTACAGCATCCTTTTCATCTAGTATGTTTTTTTTAGTTATCTCAATCTCGCTTAGAATTTCGCTCTTTTGGTCTTTACTTGTTGCATTTTTGTAATCTGTGCCCAATCCAACTAAATCCTTTCTTAGATTAAGAAGGGCTTCATCATGGCGCAAAATATCCGATTTTACTCTAATATGAGCAGCCGATATATCATCAAGCGATTTTTCAATCTTTGCACCTTCCGTTTCGGTGTTACCACCATACATAAAGTCAATTTCTACAGGTTCCATATATCATAGGTATTATTCACCAAGGAATTCGAGCAACTCCTCTTCGCTGTCAATCATTTTTGTTTTACTTCCTTTTTTGCGTTTTGGAACATCGGGGAGTTTCATTTGCAAGTTGAACCAACTTTCACCCCATAGCACGTAGTCATGCGACCAACCCGTTTCTTTTTGTATGCTCCATATAATTCCAAAGAGGCTATGAGAACCTTCCATGTGGCTCTTTGACTCCTCCTTTATTCCTGACCCAAATTCATCGGACTCATCCTCGTCATCCTCGCTATCAATTTGGTAGTAGTCGTAAAACTTTCCATCCTCCCATATATAAGAACCCACATCATGAGTTCTTGCAGTTGGTCAGCCGTGCAAGCTTTACGCAAGTGCCTGGCAAGTACTGGGGCAAATAGCCAAATTTTAAGCGGTGAGTTAAGCAAGCAAGCAGCTACGCAAAGTGATACAGGCTTAATGTTTTCGAGAATCGTTTTTATGGGTAAGGATGCCGGAACTGACTCCATGTTTTTAATCACTGTATCGTGCGCCTCACTTACTTTCAATGTTTCAAGTGGCGATAAGTCAATTACCGTGGATAGGTGAACCAATGTTCCAAGTCGTAACCGTTTGACGGCTATTTTCATTTTATTACGTCCGAATAGGCGATAAAAAAAAGGTGCAGGGATTGAAAACCCGACACCCCTGTCTAATAACGCCATTGCGGCAGCGCGTTCTATATTTGCTTCCATGTGTGTGATATTATGTAGAGATAAGACTTACTGCCTTATCTCTACGAAATACAATACTATCCAATTTTACAAGAGGCAACACCCGCTTTTTTAGGAGCTAATACTCTTCCCTCAATGGTCAACTGTGCAATACCTGAACGTGTCAGCTTGTAATTGTAAGTTGCACGTAAAGCTACTCGAGCGTATGTGATTGGTTTCCCTGATTTTGGAGTAACCTTTACTGATTTTTCATTAATTGAACTCGTAGCAGGAGCAATCCATACATCATCAGGAGCAGTACCAGTTGTAGTACCTCCAAGCGTTTTCACCAAGTTTGCGGGAGTAAAGTCGGTAACAATCCATTTAAGTTTTGTTTTTTTCACTCCGGGAACAATTTCACCTGGTTCATCAAGCTCTTCATATTCGTGCTCAATATCGGCATCTTGTTCTTGTGTAATCTCGGCAGTATCTTTATAGGTATTACCCAATGAAGCAAAGGTTGTACCTACATCACCATCAACGGCAATATCACTAATTTGAATAGAAGATACGCCAAGCAATTTAGTTTCTGACATAATATGTTTATTTAAATGATTTTTAAAAGCTTTTTAAATACTGATATAATCGGTGTTTTTGTCACCAATTTGAAGCCCGCAAAAGCGGTAAGAGCAATATAAAATAGTAGTCCAGTCCACCAAATAAAGTCACGAACAGGCGTTTCTTTTATTACAGGCACTTTTTTAGTTACGGTAAGTGTTTTGGTAATGTCTCGTCTATAATATTTATCGGTCGATTTGATAAATACAGTATCCGGTTGCGTTTCTGCTTTATAGCTTAGTTGCCCATTTTGAAACGAAAAGTTAGAATTCATGTTCTTACTTTTTTGCTCCGAAAAACCTACCAACAAAACATTATTCAATGAATCGCACTTGAACAAAGCCCTGAGCATAGAACTATCCGCAGGAACTGCCACCGGGGTAAGCTTATCCTTTTCGATAGATATTTGCGAAGAATTCACTACCGACTGTTTAGATTTGCAACTGGTCAATAAAGCCCCAATTATAAAAAATAGGATGATACATAAAACTATAGTCCAAAGCCTAAGCTCCGGTGATGTCTTTTGCTTCTTGTTTTTTTTGTTCGAGGTTGTCATGATTGATAGAGTCTAATATTTTAATTATACGGTTATTAAGTGTTGTAAGCTTTCTAACATCTGTTCTCAATAATGAAACTTCATCAGCTAGCTTATCATACTTATCTGCAATGGCGCAAGCTCGTTGCTCTGCTGCATCAGCTCGTTGTTCAGCGGCCTCTGCTCTTTTTTCAGACATTTCGGCAGATTTTTGCCAAATATCTAGCGATGCAGAAACATTTGCAATTCGTTTGCCCTCAACATCGGCCTCCGAACTTTCTACTGCCACTACTGAGTTATTAGCCTCTGCATTGGCTTTTCGAAGTGTTGGTTTTAATGTAAACAGAATGATAAGTCCACCACCAAGAATGAAGTTTATAATTACACTTATGTATTCCATACTAATTATTCTTTAATCCCCTTTAGGGGGTTGGGGTAGTTTTATACTCTTTTTCGGCATCAAAGCACGGACACATCTTTATCCATTCGTTTGGTTCAATTATTCCATCACCATCTTTGTCGGGCGATAGGTCGCGATGTCCTTTCACTTTTGTGATAGCCGGATACAATGCTTTCAACTCCTTTATTATGCGCAAAAGACTTTCCTTTTGTTGAGCAGTACGTGTGTCGGCGGGTTTCCCGGCTACACTTATACCACCTTCATAGCAGATACCTACCGAATTGGCATTAAAGCCTTCCACATGCGCACCAACTACATCCAATGGGCGAAGATGAACTACGTACCCACTTTTGCGAATGTAATAATGATAACCGGCACTATTGAACCCGCGAGCTCTGTGGTCGATAGTCATTTGTTCGGGTGTATAATCATGGTCAACCGGAGTGGCAGAGCAGTGAATTACAATTAAATTTATCTTTCTCATAAATGGGATATTGGTAGTTAAACAAAAAGAGCGCGGGTGTATCAACATTCATTGATCATGTACCGCGCTCTTTACACACACGGATTTTTTATATTATCAGGCAGTAGCAGTCTGTACAATTGCGATTACACCTTTTGCATCGTTTCTGCGGATACGACCACCCAAGCGTACTAATGCCGAGTAAATATCACCGAAGTATAATGGATTTTTGATGTCCTCGAAAAATGTAACAGTACCCAATGCACGCTCAACAGCACTCTTATGCCAACACAACACGGCTGCATTATCAGCTGCACTTCCTGCAGTAGACCACTTAACCGGTACCGGAGTACTTGCATTAGTGTAGCGCGAAACTTCAGAACGCATCATGATATTGAAACCATACAACTTACCAACTACACCTTCAGCTACGTTCAATTGTGACGAGAAATCACGATATTGAGTTACTGACAAGTCAGAGGTCAATTGGTCGTACATATCGGCATCAATCAACATATATCTGTCATTGTTAGGCATTTTGTTTTTATTCATCAACTTTTGAGCTGCTTTCACATCGGCCACACAGAATGCCTTACGGTTTCCGGTTGCACTATCGGTGTGAGCTATTACAGCTGTACCAGTGGTACGCAAAATCTGACCGGCTACAGTTGGATGCCATTTGAAAAGAATATCCAAAGCGGCAGCTTCATTAATAGCGTTAGTAGTATCAGCCAAAACAGAACGGCGTTTATCGTATGATAATTCAACTGATTCCGCGTTAGAAATTTTGATTGGATTAGTAGTGATTTCGTCCAGTGCATAAGTCACATCCGTATCGGTTCTACTGGTTACGGTAGCCGGTAGCGTAGTTCGGTTAGTTTCGGCACCAACGGAAGCACCCGCCTGAGGAATATGAACTACTTTACCTGCCAATACATATTGGTCGGCATTGGTTGCGAAATTCAAAAACGCATTATCAGCCCATAAAGACTCAACAATATCGTTTTCCCAAATTTCCTTTTGAACGGCCATAGTTAAGCCATTTGAACCTGTGCGAAGCAACGATAATGCGCCACCTGCACCCACGGCAGCAAACAGGCCACCTCCTGTCATTGTAGCTAATACAAGCCCAATGCACATGTTAAACATAATTGCAACAATCTTTTTCATACCTTTTTTCTGATTTTTAATTATTTATTATTCAATTTGGATCAAGCAGGTTCGTTTCCGAATTTTTCTTTGAACTTGGATTTGTACAAGTCGTTGTGCACATCCTTACAGTTGAGCAATAGCCCTTTCTTGTCCATTTCATCCCAAGTCATTCCTTCCAACTTTTGACGTTCTGTTTTGTCACCCGCGTCTAAGGTTTCTTTGATAGAAGTTGGCTTTGTAATGTTTTCCAACATCATTTTTGCAGCTTCCGGGTCTTTATCGAAAAGCTTCAATGTAGACTCTTTGGCTTTTGCATCCAAACGACCGTCACGAATGGCGGCATCTGTAAGGTTCAAAGCTTCAGCTTTAATAGCAGTTTCTTTTTCGGTTTCGAGAGCTTGCAGCTTATCGGACAATTCTAATACTTTCGCATCGGAAGCAGCCTTTTCATCAATAGCCTTTTGCTTATCCGACAACAATAGTTCAATTGCCTGATTAGCCTGTTCGTCGGTAGCACCGTCGCTCAGATTGAGTTTTTTTAAATCGATTTTCATTTCTAAATTTATTTTTGGTGATACAATAAAATCTGATAATAACAGTCGTGGGTTTTCCTGATATAGAATTTCAGTTCCATCCTTGTCGTATAGTCGTAGCGCATTATGATTCTTTCCAATCGCTACAATAGATACTTCGCGAAGTCTACATTTTGTAATAGTTACGTTATCCTGACCATCTAATCGGTACATTGGATCATCTACACCTTCCAAGTCAACCAGTCCGGGAGAACATGCTTTCATAAACCCGCGCTCTACTTTTCCAATGAT